AGTTACTTTCTTTGTCATATATATGGCAGTACTTGGGTCTCCAGCAGCAGCTGTCATTGGTAGATAAGGTGTCAAAACACCAGTGTCAGATGCACTATTAATTTGATTCATTTTATTACCAATCAAAATAGCTCCCATACGTCCAGTATCAATCACCGGCGAAACTAAAGCACTATCACTAGTTAAACTCATAGTCAATCGTAAAGATTTGTTACCAGAAAGCTGAGCCGTTTCATTAATCTGTGAACATACAATTTGTGGTGCATCAAAATAATGATCTTCATTAATAGGAACACTTATAGCATTAGCAGCTGTTGTTCTATTAAAAGATGTTTGTGTGCCATTAACACTTGTTCCTGAAGTACTTTGCAATGCACCTGTAAGTGTAGTACCAGGTAATTCCATTGTTTGTATAATTGGTTGTATAACATCTGTAGAAATATTCCTAGTACATTGTACACCAATTCCACCACTTGTTACCGTAGCAGCTGCTGCGGTAGTAGTAGCTATCATAAAATCATCTACACCAATAGTGCCGTATAGTGCCGGTGAAGCATGAGTCTTATTAATTTCTGTTAATGGAATACCGTAAGGTGCTGTTGTTGTATTAACACCGATCATATAAAGTTCCACAATACTGTTATCTTCGTGGGCAACATCCGATGCAGCTGCCTGAGTATAGGCTCTAGTAGTAATTGTAATTGATGTAGCATTAGGTTTGCCTACATATGCGATTAACTCATCATCAATTTTAACATAACCGTTTGTAGGCCAGTTACTACTATCATCTACATTTATATTACCAGTTACACCCTGTCCCAAAGCACCATTTAATGCTGACGGAGGAACTTCTGAGGTAACACCAGAAATAGTAACACTATTAGTAGCTGAATACATACCATGATCTTTAAATTTCACTCTTACATAAGCTGATGTTATACTTGTATCTATTGGGTTTTCCGGCAAAGTAGGAATTCCAGCTTCTTTACCTCCACCCAATCGAGGCGGAATAAGTAAATCTGAACCAGCAGTCATTTCTTCATTCACTACAGCCATAGTACCAGTATTACTGATATCAAATACTGCACGATACAAAGTAAATTTTAAATCTTCATACTGTGAAGGAGTCCATGTTGAGGCGTTTTGTGATTTAAACAATGACCCCAATGTTGGTTGAGTTGATATCGTTCTAGTGCCGCCAATTTCTACATCACCAATACGAGCTATCCAAACTTTATACTTGGGTGAGTTCGATGCTAATACAACACAAAATTCCTGTTGGTATCTAATGTAAATCGGCGACTCAAAAGTAAAAGTAGTTGCAGTAGTTGCTGTTGTAGCATCTATATTTACATCAGCCGGTGTTAATGATATCTTACTAAAAGGTAAAATCTCATTTGAAGGATACCCATTTACAACACTACGAACTTCACACCATACCGGCAGAGTATCATCCTTTGCCTGGAAGAATACATCCAATTTTGTAATGAACATACCCTTATTCTGATCGCACATTACAGTTTGTGCCAACGGATCATACCATATACCAGTGAGTGCTGTATCCTGTTGAGATACAACTACGTTTGTTTGTATACGTTCGCCTGTTACTGAGCTATTTGAAAGTTCAGCATTACGAACATTCATTATTTCTTCTCGTTTTGTTTGTACAAAACCAGAAGCTGTATATGGTTTTTCAGCTGAAGTTTCTACAATACCTTGAATCATGCTGTTTGTAGAAGAATCTGTTAATCTAAATGTTCTGGTTCCCACTCTAAATCGTTTTGAATCAGTATTCGGAATCTTAAATCTACCATAAAGAGTTCCAACATTATCACTTACCATTTGTGTACCGTAAGTTTGGTTAGTAACTGCAACACCAGAAGCGTGTTCTTGCGGCTCAATAAACTGATTACCTGTATTTCTTGTCAAACCAGTAAATGTTGTAGCAGTTAAGCCAGTATAAGTCATCTGTTCCTGTTGACGGAATGTCTGACCAAAGGAATCTGTTACGGTAGTATCACCAACACCCAGGGTTCCTGTTGTTGGGAAGCCTGTAGTAGAGGCTACGGTAATGGTAGTAGCAGTTTTAGTTACTCCTGATGTTAATGTTGTATTTGAAGCACTAGTCTGAACTGGTTTTGTATCTGCATTAACATCTACCTTATCGAAAAATGCATATACTCTTGTATTGGGTTTCATTCCAGTTACAGTAAAATTAATATCTCTTGTTCTCATCCATGGAACGACATCAATACTGACCACTCTGTCTCCCATACTGACTTGATCTACACGTTCCACCAAACGGGTATTAGTACCAGTACGTCTTTGTCTCTGATCTACTGATGTAGTTGTTGTCCGCATATTCTGGCGCCACGGTCCACCACGATTGGCTAACCAATCTTGGGTCGTAGTTCTTAAATTGCCTGACCATGTTGTGTTCCATGAATCCCAAATCGTTCCAAGATCAGCATTACCACCGACTTCTCGGAGCATCTGTTCGTAGTTACCTTCTACGTCTATCGTAATCGCAGGAACTCTTTCTTCATCCATCCAGAAATCTGAATCTGGGGTAAGTGTCATGTTACCAGCCCATAATGTAACACTAAATGGGTTTACACTTTCAGCTCTACTTGCATAAGGCTGTGTTGTGTCGGGTGTATGAGTATAAGGCAGTGTAATTATATCACCTGTCTTTTGATAATTGTTAGATGTTCGTTGTGTGTCTGATGCATTTTCTTCTATAAGAGTAATATTATGTTGTTTACTCTTTGGTCGCATATGTCCTCTACCAGGATCCATAGCACATTGGTAATCATCAAGTAATGTATTACCTAAATTATGCCCATAGAAACTATCGACCAAGAAGCCTGACTTAAATCTGTCTAAACCATTTTCATCCAAAACTTGAAAACTATCTGTTTCTCTTTCTAGTAACCCAAGAGCTGTTGCATATTCTAAATTCTGTACTCTGGACTCCAATTTACCAATATCACCCATCGTGTAACGTCTGTTATACTCATATTGAATAATAATATCTGTTTCTGGTTTGAATGTAAATGGGGCTACTGAAAATCTAGCCACCAACATATTAATATTTTCTGAGGCTGGATATCTGGGATCTTCACCTGGTATTCCAGGGACATGAATAAAATTACCTAACTTATCCAGATAAAGTAAATCTAAACGCCCAAGGTAAAAATCAAAAGTAATAGTTACATTATCATCAGGTACTGGTAAATTACCAGCTGATGCACCAGTTTGCTCAAAGTTTTTGTTATGAAATGAAAATGGACAACTTGTAGGTGCTATTTGATCTTCTACCCTAGGACGCCAATCTAATGCATCCCGCAATTCATAAAAACCAATTGGGGCTTTAGATTCAGGATCTACTTTTGTTGATCTATATTCTGGAATATCAGCATAATCAACTTGACCTGTATAAGAATCAACATCAAAATAATCACCAGTACCATGTGAGAAATAATCGTATACTATAAGTAATTGTCCTGTGGGAACTACTGAATCTCCTTTTCTAAATACTCGTCCTAAATCATAAAACGAATCTCGTTGACCTGTGTCTAATAGGAAACCAGAAGTAACATTTCTACTTCCTGGAGCGGTAGCTGTTACCGTAGCCATATAGCCAGAAGTACCACCGGATATCTGATCGTTAGTTGTAAAAGTTCCTGTCAACATAACATACGACATAGTAGTTAAAGGTGAATGTAAAATAACTCTACCTGTAGCTCCTGTAGAAGTACCTGTAATGATTTCTCCAACCGTAAATGTTCCATTTGCATTTGAAAGTTGTAATGTGGGTGCAACAGGAACAACACCTATTGCTGTAGATTCATAGATGGCGTGTAATGTATAAACGTCTGCATATGACAATGAAATATTTTTATCACCAACACGTTCCCCAAAAACATTACTTCTCGTACCAGTAGTACTATTAGAGTCAATAGTTTTTGTAGACATCTTATTAGCAGTCTTAGCTTTTTGTGCTTTAAATCCTACAGTAATAGTAGCCATTAAGATTACTTGGGCAGAAGTACCTAAAAGGGTTGCATCAGTAACAGTAAGGGATTGAGTTCCTGTACCAGTAACCGTAGTAGTACCAGCTTTAGTAGATGAAATATCTAAAATAGCACCAACAGCTAAATTACCACCAGCACCACCTGATGTAGTAATTGTTAAAGTATAATCCCTTCCCGCCGAAGCTGAATAAAATGTTTCACCAGCATTAGCTGTAAATGATACTTCACTAGATGCGTTTGTTGTACCTGTAAATTGTTTTCTAAATGTATAAGATGTATCCGAAGAACCACTCTGCAATAAAGTTTGAGTATTATCTTTAGGTGTCTTATAAACGAGGACTGTTTCTTCTTCCTCTGCAATCTTTCCTCGAATTCTATTACACTTAGTAGATGTAATAGCATTACTCGCAACAGGAGGACCAACACCCGTTGTGGCAAAAATAGCTAGAAGATTATTTGTTATAACAGTAATTCGGAATTCTTCATTAATACCAGCAGCACCTGACGGTATTTGAACAACATCTCCCACTTGTAATTCAGTAGTAAATTTAGTATTCGTACCATTTAATGCAGTACCCCCACCCGTCACACTAACATCTCCAGATAAAATAAGAGTTTGATTTAATACTACGTCCGCAGTATAATCTACAGCCGAGTCCATATAAATCTGTTTAACATCTGCAGCAAAATCTGAAGCATCAATAGTTTGAATTACACCAGCTCCAAAAGTATCACCAGCAACACTACTACTTAAAACTTCACCTACTTGGAAAGCCCCTTCAATTTGCATTAAGGCTATTTCAGCAGCTGCTGTTATGGCAACGTGTGCAATACCCGTAGCGCCGGAAGTAAGTCCTGTTATAACAGCATTTGCAGTTATTGTACAATTCGCACTCAGACTGATAAAGGTGAACATCGTAATATCAAACAAGTAATGATGATATACGGCCGGTACAGCTCCTACGGTACCTGACTTATATTCAAAAGAACGAGAACGAGCTGTACCAATGTAGCTACCCGCTGGACTTCCTCTCACAATGGTCTGTTGATCTTGCAGTTTTACAAAATCAAATGGATCTATCGCCGTACTTACTAATGAAATATCAGGCTGACCGTAAACATTATCTACATTCGCATAGTTACCTAAATTAAACGGTACGGTATCATTTTGAATTCTTTTAGTTGTTCTTGATTTATCAAAATCTACAAAACTAGCTGTTTGTGTTTCTACTTCATACCCATTTACATAAGCTTTTCCTGGCGCAATCACCAAAGTATCTTTTGTTTCTACTCCACCTTGTGCAGCAGTATAGATACCTCGGTTTGTTCCAGTGTTTAAATTCTCTCTGGCCTCTATATCAAAATGACGGACAATGTAATCACCAGATTCATCATCTGTCCGACGGGCCAGCATATCAGCCACCACCGCATATTCTGTGGCTTTCTTTCTATGTACTATATTACCATCATTTACTCTAGCTAATTCTACAAAATTAGTATCATCTGTTGCCGTTAAAGCTTTCTTTGCAAGAGTTAATGTTATCTTAAATCTATGAGCACCCTTTGCTGCAAAGTTTGAAGAACCCTGTGCATTATCTAAAAGGGTTGTATCAGCTTCAGGTGTAACTAATGTTTCTGTTACTGTAAATCCAATTCTGTATGATGGTGTATTAGTATATTTGTCAAGGACAATTGTCTCAGCACTATTGCGACACATAAAACCATTGATAAAGAAAATACCAGAAGTTACACTGGCAGCAGAACCAGTAACAGTAGCACCAGAAATTAGAAGTTGTGCAGATGCTACATCAGCAGCATAAGATGAAATAGGACGATCAGCCGATATTTCCTCATTGTCACTGAAAGTCATTGTAGTATTATCAGTAGTATTTGTACCGATATACTTAACCCATATCGTATCTGGATCGCCAGCTGTTGTAGCAGCTTCGGTTCGTACTACTTGTGCAGTTACTCCAGAAGTAGCCCCTGTAAGAATGGCACCTTCTGTATATTCTACACTATTATGTGTACCAGCCGCATATTGTTCTATATAAGTAGCAACAGAAACCGGTGTGGGTGTACCAAATGTAGATTGTAATTTTACTGCATAGTAATTATTATCATATGCAACACTACCTGGAATTACAATAGTACCATCTTTAAAGAAATGATTACCAAACTGTTCAATTTGGTTTTGTAGTATCGTTTGTAATTGGGTTAACTCTCTTGCTTGTACTGCAAAGCCCGGTCGAAATAGAACACGGTAAAAATCATTATCAATGTTGAAATCATCCCAATACGGGGATACATTAAAATCAGTATTAGCTGGCATATTAGAATTCCACTATTAACTTAATATTTTCTGTTTGATCTGTGGCTCTTGAAATAGGAGCACGATCTTCTGCATAAATTGTATTACCACTGTAGTAAGCAATTTCGGGATTAGTTATCCCACCAGTTGCAATAGTACCAGTGGCACTTGAAGCTGATGTTACTACATCAGCTGCCGCAAATGGAATAATGTTCCCTTGAGTGGCACCAGCAGTAGTCTTTACACCAGTCCATTGAGTCTGGATATATTTCAAAATCCTAGTAGTAGAATCCCATGCAACTACCTTGCCTGCAGCACCAGACGGAGCAGTAATAGCTTCATCAGCTAAAAATGCACCCGGTGTGGGAGATGCATCAAACGTCATTGATGTCAATGCGTTTAATGTAGCAGCAGTGGCCACTGTAGATGTACCATAATTATATGGATTAAGAACAATACCCACTCTACGAAAATCTTGATCTACAACAAAGTCACCACCACCTTCTGTACCTGAAATTGTGGTGTTTGTCATTATATAAAAACCACCTAGTTCATTAACAGCATTGGAACCATGACCACCGTTCGGTCCAATAATTGGGGTTACAATTGCCGATGTAGATGGGGTACCAATAAGACTGATATTATCAACATTACAATCTGCAAACGTATAACCAGTACCACCCGCAACTCCGGTTACCGCAGTAACAGCTCCACCAGAAACAGTTAGATTAAATGTAGCAGCAGAACCATCGCCTCGGAGGGTTTGATTATTATATGTACCATTTGTATAGCCAGCACCACCTCTCATTACTTTATATTGTGTTACAGCACCATTTATTAATGCAGCGGCAGCTGCCACTGTAGCATTTGTAGCTACTGGCATAAAGTCTGCGGTTAAGAAATCTGTAATTTGTGTAGTAGTAAGTGAATACATATACTTCCATACATAGCCATCACCAGTAGAATATTCTGCATTAGATGTGCCACTTGGTTCTACAGTAGAAGCAACTCCACCATTATTACTCATGCATTTGTATACATTGTTTGTTGAACTCAATACATAAAAAAGTGTAGTTGATGCCCAAAGGTTTGTACCGTTATTGACGGTCTTTACAATGTCAGATGCAGTAGATGACCACTGAGCCCCATAATCACCTCTGTAATAATCATAAATTGTGCCTGATGTCCAGTTGTGTCTAGGTATTGCATACTGAATATCTGCGGAAGCAATTCTTTTTGCCGCTTGCATATCCCGAAAATACATATACTCGTCATCGACGTTATCTAAAGGTGTTGGGGGTGCAGAATCAGTACCACCACCATACGGTGTTGTAGCCGTCCAAGGTTGTGGTCTGCCCACGAATAGGTAGAAAGACGTACTTGCCTCACTAAAAGACTCGTAGAATTGCTCTGCGTTATTAAGTCTGAATTTATTTGTTACGATTGCTGCCATGGCATTAGTTCTCTCTAATATTTATTAACTATTTATATGGATTAATTAAGTCTTCCACATGGTTATTTCTGTTGGTGCGGAGATATTATTCTTCCGCTGAGGATAAGTTGCAATATCCCCTATCGTCAATGCAACACCTCTCCAATCTGTTGCCCAATCTTGTATTCTATAGCCTGATGCACCTGTTTGTGATCGGGCAAGTCTTACTAATGTAAGATTTGCATTAATAAGATGGGATGCTGCGGTGGTACTATTAGCTCCTCTAGTACATCCTGTAAGATTGCCAGCACCAGATGCCGTCGATCTTCCTGTATATGTTATTTCTTCAGTTCCTAATTTAATCGTTCCTTGTGTAGGAAGGTTATCTGTTGCAGCTACTGGTATAGTAGCTACTGAATTGTTTATAGCACTTGTAATAGTAGTCAACATATTCAGATAAACTGGATAAACTGCCATAGTACCAAATGTTCTACTTGATGCCGCAGACGATACCATCCCGTTTGAGAATTTCCATTCATCACCATCACCAAGATTCGGATGGAAGCCATACTTATCACCGACCATATAAACTGGCGGCTTGAGTATTTTAACGTACCTATATAATGTTACATCTCGGAACCCTTGTAAGCCGTGTATTGACACTATAGTTGCTGTGCCTGTATACACACCAGACATTGTTATATCTTCTCCAGCTGCAAAGTTTACAGATCCTGGTGCCAACGGTACATCACCACCAGCTAGTAATTCATAGTATAAAAGATTTACACCATGGTCATTTGTAGTATCAAGAATAGCCGTAGCTGTTGCACCTGAAGTATCACCAGTTATTAATGCACCCTTCGTAATAACACCGGACGATCCAGATATTCTAAATGAATTTCCATAATCTGCCGGGTCATGTATACCTACAGTAGGATTAGGATTAAGTGGTAATTGATCTGTAGTTCCAAGTCGGCGACCAATCAACATAGTGTAAATAACTTTGAACAACGGTCCAAGTCCAACGATGGAAGTAATATTAGCTATTGATTGAACAACAGTTGAAATATCTACTTGTCCGAATACTTGCCAACCAGCAGGGTGTACCGCTGCAAGTAATTGATCTCTCCATGTATTAATTGAAGATGAAGATTTAACCACATAAGAAAAATCTTGGTAATAATAACTATCTTGAATTTTCTTACTTCGTTCATCTATAAAACCATCTTCATTCAAATAGCGTCCAGATGTTTCTCCTAATACTCCATGTGATGCAGACATAGAAGGCGTTGTATACGAATCAATAACTGCTGTAGCACCAGATAATGCGCCGGTAATAGTTTCTCCTGATTTTTCAGCTCCCGCCGCAAAAGTTCCCACTACATTTACTAACTGTACAATATTTCTTGTTGATTCTGTATTTTTAAAAGTACCTGTAGCACCCGATGTTGCTCCTGTTACCGTTTCATTTAATAGAAAATCAGCAACAGAAAAATCAGTACAAAGGAAATTTGTATAAGGATTAAGAGTTACAGGAGAAGTATAGTGTACTCCAGCATCTAGAATTGTTACATCTTCAATTTTTCCAACATTAACCCCTTTTGCATATATTGTGGCACCAGTTCTTGAACCTGTTGTGGGTAATGTGAGTAATGGAGTTTTAGTATAACCTTCACCCGGATTATTTACTACAACATCCGTAATATCACCATTTCCTGTTCCAACTTCTTGTGCAATTTTATTTCCCTCTACACCATCACCAAATACTGTATAATTTTCTAATACAATATGGTCAATCGCCAACATATCGTAGGCTTCTTGTTGTTTTATTAAACCAGTTCCAGATGCAGTTTCTAATTCTATATCACCAGGCGCACCAGGAGTATTAGTTTCTAATTCTACTCCCCATTCACCTACAAGGTCACCAGCTTCTGGTGAAATCCCACCATTCACCATGGCTACGTTTGCAACTAATCCAGCACCATTTGTATTAGCATTATTTACAGTAACAACATCTCCATTCTCATAACCACTGCCGCCCGCATCTACAATAATATTTGGTATATTACCAGCACTTAAAGCTCCAATTTTAACAGATGCATCATTACCGTTATCAGCTGCTACAGTTATAGGATCTGTAATATCATAATATTGACTAGAAGTTGATCCTGCATTATACTCAGTAACGATACTCGCTAATTTACCATATAGTGTAACATCTGGATCAGCATTCGATGTTGCTGTAATTGTATGACCTGTGGCAAAAGTACCAACAAGACTCCCATTACTTAATACTAATTCATATACATCCTGTCCCGCATACTTAAAAGATGATATACTATCCACCAATGCAGTAGCCCTACCAATAATAGGATATCCTAAACCATAATATGCACCGCCCGGAAGAATACTTAAATCTGCAACTAGATTTTGTGTTATTTCTTGACCTACCAAATATAATAAGTTAGATGTTCCTGTTACAGAATCTTCCGTTATTATCTGACCACCATCTTCATTCAAAATAAAAATATCACCAGCAGAAGCTGATGCATTTTCCATCAAGATAGTATCATCTATTTTGGTAACTCGTAAAATCTGTTCCTCTGACCAATTACCATCTGATACTCGTAACATATCATCTTTAGGATAAGATAAGGAAACATCTTCATTAAGAAGTATTCTGAAAAATAATTCATGCCCTTTTCTCTGACCTTTTGCTCGATAAAGGTCTTTAATATTCTTTAAGAGATTTCGTTCATCTACTCCTGATGTTAAATCTCTAGGAATTGTTCTTAGGAATGCTTCTTTAAATTGGTTAAAAAATGAATCAATCGTATCATCAATATCCGCATACTCCATCAACTGCTGAATATTTTGAACTGGGTTAGCCGTATAATCTGATATTACACCAGTAGCATTTGAAGTTTGTCCGACAATCTGTTCACCAATAACAAAATCACTTTGTGCAGAAATAAAGAGGCGAGAATTTGCATTTATATCTTCCACACGAATTGTGGCCGTGGCATAAGATGTTTGTCCTACAATAGTTTCATCATTTACGAAAGCACCGGTTGTAGTATCTTCCATTAAAACTGTATTAGTTTGTCCAGGCCGATATAGATTTGTATCCTCTAAAATGACATAATTAAGAATAGTACTACCAATTGGCTGGTTCTCCATAATCATTGAATCTATGGAACCCAAAGATGTTAGTTTTAACTCCGCAGACTCCATAAACTCATAATATGCCTTCATAAAGGATATAAAGTTTGGATTTTCTGCCTGAACAAAATCAGGCATCTGCGTTTCTATTTGTAGAGAAACTTTATCTTGTAATGATGAAGAATGTGCCATTTATAATTTACTTGCTATCTTGAGGATTTTATTAAAACTTACAGCTGTCTTAACTTTTTGATCCCAACCTTTAGACATTTTCTTGTCTAATTTAAGCAAGACTTCTGCTGCCTGAGGAGCAAGAGCTATTACATTACCATCAGGCAACTTTATATCCCGAGGCACTCCTCCACCGTGTGCAGTATGTTTTTTCTCTCTCGCAATATTCTTGAGAGCCTTCACACTAAATTTTTGTTCATGTCCTGATTTGGCTTTTCTCGTATACGGCCCACCTCTAGGAATTGCCTGATCTGCAGCAATAGGATCCTTGCCTTCCTGAAATTGTTTAAAAGTTTTCATTTTTAATCTTCTCTATTTCTTTACGACCTATTCTCATTTTTTTCTTTCCAATCCCACGATTATTATCAGGAATATTTTCATCTAATTTAGAATTTAAATCCCAAGGCCCATAATGGTTATTCTTCAATAATTTCATCATTGATTTATTTTTACTATACTCTGCATAAGCTCCACTTTCTTTTGGGTTTATATTACCTAATTCAAAATATTTTTTTGCTGACATTATTATATGATTACCATTACTATCATCATATATCGTATTTCCTAATTTATTAAATGCATGAGGAAATCTTCGTTCCTTTAATTCTCCTTGGCCTCGAACATATGCATGAACTAACTTATATCCTGCATCATCTTCTTTATCAGTTAAATCTATCATATTTTTAGCAGCTACTTGAAAACAATCTCCACCTGTAGCCTCATCTAAATAACTCTTAAATGTTTTCATTCTTAATAAGTAGCGCTAGTTGTGTAATTTACACCGGCATCTCCGGCTCCTGCAGCGATTGTATCAGCTGTTCCCGTTACTGAAAGATTAACTGAATCTATTTGTAGTATCTGATTACGAACAGGCACAACATCATTAGAAGCAGGTTGTACTATTATCTTTACTGAAGTACTTGTAGCACCATCAACATCACCAACAGCAGTAATATTAATTTTTGTTAGTACAACATCACCTGTGGTATAATCTATAGTACCTACTGAAGCAGCTTGATATACTTTAGATGTGCCAGAAACATAATAAGACTTTACTATGCCGGCGCCATCATCTTCTAGATACCAAGTTTCAGAACTCCCACTTAAACTAAACCCTGTCGAGGAAAGAATACCACCCGCCGTAACTCCAGAAGTACTCGCTAAATGCCCAGAGTGTGGATTAAAAAGAGCATTGGAAAAACTGATTGTATATTTTAATGCACTCGCCAAAGTAGGTTTAAAAGTTTTACTTATTTTGATATTAGTAATGTTATTCAATATAGCAGGATCTACCTCATCTACCAAAGTAGTAAACTTTGAATATCTAAAAACTGTTTCAAATTTCTCTAATGTAGTAGAACTATAATTAGTAACTGCTGTTGTAATAAGAGCTTCCAAAGCCGATGCAGATTTGGTTGTTGCATTAGCATCGTATTTAAAATTAATCGTAGGCACAACTTTAGTTGTTTCTAAATCTATAACCTCAGGTGTAATACTTACTACATTATAATCCTGTAATAGATTTACAATAGAAGCTTTAGTAGATGTTGTTAAGACTGTACCTGTATTTGGTAAAATACTAATAAAGACTTTACCATATACAGCTGGACTATTATATTCTCCGCCCCATACCGCAATCGCTTTTACATTAGAATATAATTGTGGCACAATGGCTTTATAGTCTGCGGCTGTTACTGTTCTATTTTGTGCCGCATAGCTAAACGGAGCATTATACTTAATTGTATCTATCCCTTCTGGGTCTGCACCATCAGCCGCCGCAGTTTGAGTGGCTACTGTAATATTACCAAACCCACTTATACTACCAGCAGCAGTAAATGACTTAGCTCCATTTGCCGCAGTTCCATTTGTCACCACATAAGATAAATTAACAATATTACCATCTATCAACGCCGAACCAACTACCCCATCACCAAAGTAAACTTGCCATTCCCCTTCTAAAGTCTCTTGAATAAAATAAGCATTAGTTGTACTTTTTACTTCCACTAAAGTATTAGCTTTAGTAAATGTCGTAAGAGTTGTATCTGCAGCACTTGTTTGTATTGAAACTGCCAAAGTAGAAATATCTACATTATCATTATCTAAGATAAATCTTTGGTCTGCATCAGAAACATCTACAGTATAGGTTGTTGTTACCCACGTTCCTTCATAAATTGGAATATTAGAATAAGTATAAATTCCAGAAGTTGGTTGCAATGTTCTAGCTGTAGTATTAACAAACTGATAATTCACACTTGCGATAGTTGTATTAAATGCATAACCAGCTGGCATTACAACGGAAGCAGTGTTTGCATCTTGTACTGTTACATCCACATAAGCGACTGGTGCCTTTGTAGATGTGGGTGTATAGCCTAATGACTTTGCATGAGATGTTACACTATTCCTTTTTACTGCGGTATCAAGGAACATTTCATTTGCAGCCATGTTCGCCATGAAGGCATTGTAGTGTGTATTGTATGCCAAGGTATCAAGCAATATTGACATCCCAGAACCTTCAAAATCATAATCTGTAAATTCTGTCTGCCCTTTTAAATAAGTTTTCAAATTAGATTTAATACCATCAAAATCTAATTCAGTAATACTCATTTTACCTTTTGTGTTTATGCCTGCCATTAGCGTACTCTCTCTAAAAGTATATCTACACTTTGAATCTGCGGATCATTTTTAAGTGTAAAAAATATTCTAACATTTAAGTTGTTATTATCCATAGCCTGACCACTATCATCTATTTCAACATCTGTAACACTTACCCTAGGTTCATAGTTTGCTAAAACTGTTTCTATTCTATTCCTTAAAAGGTTAAATGTTATTGGAGTAAATCTTTCAAATAAAAGATCCCGCACATGAGAAGCTATCTCAGGATGAAAAGGCTTTTCAAATCTATTAGTCATAACTAAATTACGGACAGACCGTTTAATATCTTGTACGTCCGTAACCATAGTTACATCACCCGATACTGGATTGGGTGTAAAGAATAAACTTAAATCTTTGTATATGTAAGTATCTACATTAGCATTATTGACGCCTTCAGCATCACTAAAGCCTGGATTTATCTGTTCTGGTGGTCTAGCCATTGTGTACTATTTATGTTACTTTCCCTGTCCTCTGTACTTTTTGTGACTTCGCTTTTTATGCTTGTTCTTGGGACGAGATCGTACAGAATCTCCTATAGATGTTCTCTTTTTTACGGGATCTAATCTTGTATTAGGTAACCCTTTTGCCTTTTTCATGTTTTCTTATAATTTTTCTTCATCGGTCCAGATTTTTTATTTGTTGATTGTTTTTTATTATTGTTGTGGTGATGGTGGTGGTGATGTTCTTCCACCTTCTGTTGCCATCCTTTATGTTGCCAACAAATTCCCATTACACCCCAAACTATGGCCAATACTGAAACTGCCGTCCACGGTTCTACACCGCATAGTCCTGCAATACCAAATGCTACGAATGTTACTCCACCCCATAGCTTTTTTGTCTTTACTCGTTCTTTCAAACTTTCCATTATTATCTCCTAAAATTTTCATTACGGTCCGGCAAATACAGTTGGACTGCCGGTTGTCATTGCTCCAGCATCTGCACTATCTCCTATACGACCCACCGCAATACTATTAATAAACACCGTTGCAGACCCAGCATTTAATTGTGCTGTATGTGGAGCACAAGGTGGGTCCGGTGGAAAGGGATGTGATACAGTGGGAGCTCCCACTACATCAATTAAAATGCTATTTGCATAAACATTATTAACTCCCTGATTAGAACTTGCGATAGTTGTTGTTCCAGTACAGCCATGTCCTGTTGATAAACTATCTCCTATTCTTACTACTGCTGGCATAATTTTTTACCTCGTACTATCTACTATGCATTTCCATGCAACTGCGGTTTTATCACTATCAGTAATCCATCCATGGAATCTTCGTTCATTAGAAAAGGCTCTCTTACCTAAAACGTAAATATCGTTTTCTAATTCATCTGAATATCCATCCCATATTCCAGCTGTTTCAGTTGTTTTAGTTCCTGTTAATACTTGAGCACCAACATTTGATGATGGTGTAAATGTATGAGCCACCACACCAGAACTCATATCGGCTAACAGGTCTTCCAAGTTTCTAATATTCTCTCCACCAACTCCAGAACCGGCTGTTACCGGATCATTCTTATTCAAAGCAAGCCCATGAGAGTCTGCATCTATAAGAGGTGGATCTGATGGCACAGGATTGGGCAAGTCTGTTACCAAAAGAGTCATAGTTTGTGCAATGTATGCCGGCTCACCCACGGCCGCAATATTAGCTTCATCAGGTGCAGTAGGTGTAGCACCAGTGGCTGCCGTAGCATCACCAGCAGTAGGACCATTCAAATGAATTTC